AACACTAGGGAATCCCATAAAGTTAGCAATAAGCCCAGGAATACCCATAAGACCTGAGTCAAGAGCTTCTCCTAAACCAGCAGCCATTTTCATTCCAAATGAAATACGCATACCTTTACCAACTTTAAAATATTCTTTGGCTTTATACATACCTTTAGTGAATCCAGCAACAATCATAGCTACTTCGAGCATAATAGTTGCGGATGCAGCAGATACAGCACCAAGCTTAGCACCAAGTTTTGGAGCAAATTTAGAAATACCTTTTAACAAACCTGTTTTTACTTTTTCACCAGCAGCTTTAGCAGCGGAACCAGCACCTTTACAGATAGCGCTAACTAATTTACCAATAAGTTCTCCAACTTTACCAATAAGTCCTTTAGATTTACCAGCAACAGAACCTACAGCTTTAGCAGCACCAATAACAGATTTACTTCCAAGTTTTCCAGCAGCAGCTGCTGCAGAAGAAGTTAATCCACCAGTTTTAGTAGCTAATCCTCCTATTTTACCAAGAGCACCACCAGCACCAGCTAAACTTCCACCAGCTTTAGTAAGCATACCGCCTACATTTCCAGCTTTTCCCACTATATCACCAAATTTACCACCAGTGATTTTATTGAGAAGTCCAGAAACCATTCCATTATTACTATTTCCTACAGAGCTAGCAGTAATTTCAGCAGCTTCTTTGTTTGATTCATCGATTTTATCAGTAGTTTTCTTAGAAAGGTCAAGCCCATCTTTATCAGCTTTTTTAAAAAAAGCACCCATGATAGCAAGATTAGAAGCCATGGTTTCCATGAAACCTTCACGTTTCTTATCTTCTCTATCTTTCTTCATTTCACTTGAAGTATTAACTATTCCATCGCCTTCAGATTCTTCTTTCTTTCCTTTGAATATACCTCTAAGAATTCCTGATTTAGCTTTAGTTGAAACGGATTCTATTTTACCTTTACCAGATTTCTTCCATGATTCTTTCATAGAAGAATCAGTATTGATATTTTCTCTAATCCAACTTTCAATATCTACTGTAGCTTTATCCCAATCAGGATGTTCTTTTCCAGCATAGTTCTTATAGAAATCTACTGTAGACTTAATAGCTTCTTCATAATCATCATTACACATTCTAAGACGTTTTCTGAATGTATCAGGAATATCTTTTGTAACTTCGCGATTTATTTTATCAATAGATTTTTCATTCTTATCAAGAAGTTTATTAGCTTGTTTGAAGAATTTCTTATCTTTTCCAAGAACTTTTTCTGAGAATGTATCTTTAAGAGATTTATCATCAGAATTAACTATACTCATATAAACACGTAATTGACGTTTAATATTTCTATCATAACGACCATTTTGCATTAAGAATTCAGCTATTACTGATTTATCGGAAGTACCAAGAGATTCAATATCTTCAATGGTAATTCCACCATTCTCTATATTCTTTATATAAGAATCATCACCACCAAATATTTCAATAAGTTCTTTATCAAAATATTTATTGTATTTCTTCTTCTCATCAGCTTTATCAAAGAGTTTATGTTTCAACCAATCAAAAGCAGATTTAGCTAATCTAGTTCCTTTATCAAGAGCAAGATTCATTCCATGTTCTGTAGCAGATTTACTATTAGCAAATTTTTCAGCGAATTCTCTAATCTTTGGTTTAAACTCTTGAATTTCAGGATTATCTAATCTTAAAAGAATATTTGCTTTATCAGAAGCAGTAGAAGCATTATTTAACTTCTCCTGAAGTTCAGAATTTGTTTCAAGAATAGGTCCTAAAACATCTCCAAGTTCTTTATCTCCTGATTTTATATGCATAAGTTCTTTAGAAATAGACTTATCCATAAAAGTCTTAAGTTTAGTATCAACTTTCTCTTTTATTACATTTACTTTTCTCTGAACTAAGAAACCAATAGCTCTATGAATAGAATTACCAGAACCTTTACGTTTTTCAGCAAAAGTTGTTAACTGTTCAGTAAATGGTACAAGAGAATCATAATTAGAAGCTTGAGCTAATAAGAATTTAGCTTTCTCTACAGGATCTGTAGTCATCTCCATACGTTTTACAAAGTATGGATTTCTAATATCATCTATTACATTTCCAAGTTTTGTACCATCTTTAGAACGTAAATTAATAAGTTCATTAGAAAGTTCTTTCTTTACTAATGGAGAAAGTTTTTCATTAAGAATTTTTTTCTTAAGAATATTGAATTCAGAAACAGCTTTCTTTCTTCGTTCATCAAGCACCGTTTTAGCTTTATCGAAATCATCTTTAAAGACGTCTTTTATTACACCATCTTTATAAGCTTTCTTGTACTTGTTAACAGTTTCTTTACCACCCTGAACAACTTTAGATCCCATGATAGAATCTTTAAGTTTATCACCTTTCTCTAATGCTGCATTTACATATTCATTAGATTTAGCAGTTTCTAATACTGTTTTAGCTTTATCAGTAGCAGAATCCTTTAATTTTCGGCCCCGTTCATCAAGCACCGTTTTAGCTTTATCGAAATCATCTTTATAAGATTGATCTCCATAATCTTCTCCATAAAATGTTTCACCAAGAACTTTGCTTGCAAATTGAGTACCTTTACCATAGATATTATTGAAAGCATTATAGACTCCACGAACACCAGGAATTCTTTGAAGAAGACTAGAACCAAGGGCTTCACTTCTTTCCATTTTCTGTTCTTTAGAAGTCATATTGTAATCAGCATTAATATCAGCAACACGTCTATAATAAGTTTTATTTGGCTGGAAATTGGTTCCACTTACTGATTTATACTGTCCGCTGCTATCATCATATTCATAGAACTTGAAATGATGCACAAATAAGAATCGATATTCATCAGACATTCTCCAGTTTTCAACTTTACCATCTTCATCTTTTCCATCTTCTTTAAGTTTTTCATTGATTTCTGCACCAGTACCAACTGGTTCATATTCTGTAGACTTCTGGAAAGTATTTAAAGATGTAATAGAACGTCTTTTGTTTTCACCCTGAGCATTTTTAGCATGTTTAACAAACTCTAAATGATCTTTAGAAGGTTCATTTTTATTATATACATCGATACCAGAAAGCAAGAGATTATAGATATTCTGAATTAAACCATATTGAGAAGTATCTTCAAGAGATTTAATTCTAAAATTATCAAATCCAAAATCAGAATCATTATTTACATTGTAACCAGAGTTAATATTCTCATTTACAGTATTAGAATATCCTGTAGTAGCCGACATCTGCTTGAGTTCTGTAACTCTTTTCTTAGCAGCTTGTAATTTTTCAAGATTCTTAGCAGAATGATTATCATCATATCTTTTTTGAGCTTTAGTTAATTCAAACTCAGCTTTTCTAAGTTCTTGTTTAATATCTTTAGAACGCATCTGAGAATAGTAATCGATAGAACTACCCATTCCAGCAAATCTATCCTCATTTTCAGAATACATATTGGTAAGATCACCTGCATAAGATAATCCACCTGCTCTAAGATATCTGTTTCTTTCTGCTTTTTCATGATCTATATTACCATTCTTGTCAGCAATAGTAAGTTGATCTTTTATTGTATCAGCGAATAAGTTAACTGCTATTTTCTTCAAATTATCAGAAGTTAGTTCAAGAGTTGTACCACTAAGAATAATATCTCTGTAATATTCATCTTTCTTTATTTTATTAACACTTTCTTTATTCCATGGAAGTTGATTTCTATGCCAGTTTGCTAACATTCTATCAAATTCACTAGAAATCATTTCATCTACTAGTTTACCAGTAGAATCATAGAAAGGTCTATCAGATTCTTCAATGTTTTTAAGACCTTCAGTTTGTTCACGGAATCTAGCTAATCTAGTATTGAAATCATTTTCAAGTTCAGAATATCCAAAATTACTCTTAACAACATTTCTTTCATTCTGTTCAGTAACAGTACGCATGTAAGATTTAGGCATAAATTTATTAAGCTTAAAATCAAAATATTCTGCTTCTTTATGATTTACACCTGCATTAATTTCAGATAACTGATAAGGAATAACTTCAGTTAATACTTTATGAGCTTTATTATCAAATGGATGAACAGCATCTGGATCTCCCATCATGTATTTATCAGACAATACTGTTGTATTATCTGTCATGTGAGCATATCCAGCTTGAGCTGATAAGAATCCACCTATTTTTCCAGTTAATCCTTTTTTATCTAAGAATTGACCTAATAAAGGAATATTACTAAGAGCATTTGTTATTTTATCAGGATCATTAGCTAAATCACCTAATTTAGCATTAATAGCTCCAGGTAAAGATCTCATACCTACATTAAAGGTATTAATCTTTCTTCTTGTATCCTTATTTACAAATGCGTCAGTAATACTATCTGTGATCATTCCACCAGCTATAGATTTAATAGCTTGTGCAGGAGTCATACCCATTCCAGTCATCGTTTCCAACATTTCTGGAAGAGATCCCAACATATCAAAAAAACCACCAGCAGCATTAGCTTTAGTATTACCTATATAGTATTTAATCCATTCTTTAAGATTTAAACTAGATCCACTACCGAAGACTTTACCAAACATTGAACGCTTATCAATATTTTTCTTTTCTTCAGGTTTGCTCATCTTCCAAATAGCATCTCGCATTTCTTTAACCATTGCAGCAGTATCCTGTGCAAATGCTAAAGATTTAGCAGAGAATTCCATTTGTGCTCTAAGGGAAATATTACCTTGCTCAATATTCTTTCCAATATTAGTAGCAATATTTTTCAATATTCCCATTTTTTCAATATGGTGTTCTTGAAGAACACTCATCTGTTGAGCAAATATTAAACGTTCGTTTTTAATATGAGATTGAGTAGCAGAAAGATTAGAGTTCATCATCTTAGCATTAGATGTAAGAATAGCTTTAGTAGAAGCATATTCAGATTTAACTATAGCTTCACCAAAATCCAATCTAGCACCATTACTAGAACCCTCATCATCCAATCCAAATCCACTATCATCTAAAGCAAAGTTATCTTTACCATCGAATGTAACAGAATCTTCACCAAAATCAAAACCAGAGTCTTCGCCAAACATATCTTCAAACATTGAAGACATATCCATTGCTTCATCTTCTGTTTTAACAAAATATCCTGTCTTGACAGCTTGTTTGGTATCTTTTACAACTTCTTTAACTACATCTTTTCCTATACCAGACCACTTCTTTATTTCACGATTAACATCTGTTAATATTCCTTTTACATTTACTCGATTCTCATTTTCAGATCCAATGCCTAATGATTCACCAAGTTCAAATACTTCAGGATAAAGATGTTTGTTTACTTTCACACCAAGATTTACTACAGATTTAGCTACATTTTTAAGATAGCCTTTCGCTCCTTTAGGAGGTTTTTCAGATTTGCTAGGATTTTCTAGAGGGAAAAATTCAGACATGCCCCCTGAATCAAAAGAAAAATTATCATCCATAGCATTTTTTGTTTTCTTAGGCATAATTTTTATTCTCCCATATTATATGGTATATAACGATGTCAAATATACTAATTTATTTTCGATTATATATTATATTTATGAGAATAAACTTATAGTTAAGGAGTGTTTAACTTATGGAAAATAGCAATATTTCAATGCAGGATTTTGATATTTCATTAGCAAAAGAGCTTTTTGAAAAATCAAGTAGTCTTTATAATTCATTAATGTTTCAGAAAAATCAATTTATTGGTCCAATTACTATTTGTAAAGATAGAGATTCAACAATATATAGAGAAAGAAATTCATCTTATGGTATAGATGGTAAAGTTACACCTTTTAATCAGATGAATGATGACAAAATATTTGAAAAGAAATCGCCTCAGATCAACAAATATCTTAAAAATATTCTTGAAATGAATAGATATCTTTATCATAATGAACTGATTAAGAAAGGTTCTAAACAATTATCTATTATCAAAAATGATATTGTAAAACTGATAGATAAAACCGGTAATAAGATTAACTTCGATTTATTTATTAGTAATCTCAAAAAAGAAATGGAACGTATTGAGAAGAACTATAATATCATTGGAAATATAAATAGTGCTAAGGAGCCACTGGAAACTGAAAGCAGATATAGTATTGATTCAAATGATAATATTGGATATTTATTCAATTTCAAAAAATCTGTAAATCAACAATTAATTTCATTGATAATGTTATACATATTACTCAAATTTGGTGAATCATTTGAATTGTCTAATGTAAGTATCAAAAAAGTAAAAGTCAATGTTGATATTGGCGAACATTCTAGTCTAATAAAACCTTCATATTGTGATCAGTACCATTTAGCATTAACGTTCAAAACTGGATCGTATTACGATTATTTAATTAAATAATAAAAGAACGAGGGATTTCTCCCTCGTTCTTTTTTACTAATTCTTAAAAATTAGTTGTCTGTACTAAGGTTATCCTTACTTGCAGAAGCAAGTTCCTCAATAGCACTTGCAGTAGTAAGTACACGAGAAGGTACCTTATCACTGTCGAGACCATACTTAGTAACAACATCAGAACGAATTCCTGTGATTGTTTCTGTATATGTATCTGCAGCTGCAGCCATCTTATCAGCTTGAGCCAATGACATAGCTTTGATAGTATCTCCTGTACCAGCAGTATCTTTACCGATTCCGCTAATGTATTTATCATACATATAAGCAGGAAGCATCTGATCAAAGTAACTCTGACCAGCAAGACCTGTACCAGCAACAATGTACTTAGCAAGAATGTTACATTCAGGACCATCCTGGAAAATACCAGTAAGTTCTACAGTTCTTTCAGAAATAGCCTGATCAGAACCGATTTCCTGAGAGTTCCAAATATCCTTACCATCACCAGAAGTAGGCCATACTTCGTGCCAAATACAAGAATATTCAATATCACCAGGACGAGCTGTAGGTCCAAGGAACACGTAAAGAATTGTACCAGAATAGTTTGGACGGATAAAGCGAAGATTCTTACCATACATATGGTGAATATTCGTCTGAGGATCCGTAATACCATACATCCAGTATCTCATGAGTTTACCAAGACCATCACCTGTACAAGTAATTGTATTAAGTTCAACGTTCTTGTTATTCTCTTTAAGATTTCCAGGGAAATCCATTTCCTGCTGGTTAGCACCAAATGTTACTGAACCCGCAGTAGCAACCTGGTTAGCAGTAAGTCCTGATACAGAACGAACAGCATTTTCCAAGAAGAACTTGAGATATTTAACAGCAGTTGTGTTAAAGAATGTCGGTACTTTCAACCATTTTACAATGAATTTACCAGCACGGATAGGTTCAAGAGCACCAATGTAATTAGGGTCATTTGTACGAACACCATTCTGAGAAAGAAGGTTATCGAATACTGATGAAGCCATACCAACGGTTGTGTTATCCCAACCGAGGGCATCCATATGATGCATACCATTGATTCCACCGATTCCGTATCCTTTATCAGGATCACCCTGGTAGATTCCTTCGATCATATCATTTGATTCGTTTTCGCCTGCCATATTTCCTTTCCTCCAATGTATTAAGCACTCTGACGGTCAGCAATAATGATTCCCGTCCAAGATTCAAAGATATCTGGGAAATTAACAGCAACTTCACAGGTAGCGAGGTTAAGCAACTTATCACGATCTGTCTGATAGAGATTGAGAACAATTTCTACATTAGATGGATAACGAGAAGAGAACTTATTAGTAAGTTCTGTTGTTGCTTTTTCAATAGCACTTGCAGCACCTGTAGTATCAAATGTATATTTAACCAATACAAGTTTAAGTACACGGCGAATATCGTTGATAAGAATACTGTTACGGAATTCAGCAACTTTACTTACCGATTCTGTATACTGGTTAGCATTTGAGTAGAAGTAGATATTACGTCCAGTGTAGTTACCATTAGCAACAACACTAAGAGCTTTACCAAGATCAGTTGCCCAGTAGAGTTTGTTCTGTTTAGCGAGCTTTTCTTCATAACCAATAGGTTTAGTCTGCTCAATAACCCAGTCAAATATAGTCTTTCTTACACATCCAGCATCACCATTCTGCTGTCCAGCATAAACACTGAAAGGAGCAAGGCGATAAAGACGAGTAAGACCATATGCCATTTCATAAGTACCAGTAACACGTACATTGATTGTACGATCAACTGTAATACCAGCATGAGGAACAATAGCGAAATTTTCAGAACCATCAGATCCAATGAAACCATTAATCTGTTTAGCAACAGCAACAGCTTCCTGAAGATTTTCTGTAAATCCAGTATCGAAAACAACACACATATCACGGCGCCAGTTCACAATACCTGCCATTGCTTTCTTAACTTCCATAGGATAGTTAGCATCATAAATGATACCAGCATCACATTTAAGAACGTTAAGGAATGTTTTCTGATCTACTTCAGCTTCGAAGAATTTCTTAAGAAGAATATTTCTTGCATTCTGAATGTCTGTTTCTTCTGTAAGACCTTCGAAATCACCATCATTACCACCTTTGAGGTATTGATAGTTACCAAGATTTACAGAATGTTCACTAACTACTACAGTATCGAATGTTTCACCATCCTTTGCATAGCCGTTAATGAAATCGAAATCTTCAATAGATTCAGGAGTACGGATTTCGTAGTCTTCATCAATTCCATCAGTAACAAGCTGTTCCTGACCGAGAATTTCTGTAATCTCTTTAGCAAGTTTAGCATAGTTCTCGTAATAGAAATCCATATGAAGCTGCTTTTCAGTAGTTCCTTCATAATTCTGGTAAATAGACTGAAGACCTTCAATTACACTGATAGTCTTCGAAATTGTTGCATTTGGATTGAATGAGAATGAAAGACCATTACCAATAGAAAGTGTTTCTACACCATTAGATGTCTTTTTAACAAGGAACATCTGGTAACGACGTCCATCAGAAACTTTCTCATCACGCTGGAAATCATTAATAATACGAAGACCATAATCATTACCAGCTTTACCATTAGCATAGTAGTTCAAGAAGAACATTGGGAATACTTTGAAACCTTCATTATCTGTTCCGACTGCTTTATAATAGCTAGAAAGTCTAGAAGCTGAAGGATATCTTTCCCAAGTTGTAGCATCAGCACTTTCAACGATAACTTTGATTTCAATACCTGTAGTTGTTGCATCTACTTCTTCTTCAACAGTTCTTTCTGTCTGAGCACCTGTTTCAGGATCAGTGTCTGTAACTGTACGAGTCTGTGTAGCTTTTACAGGAATTTTATCACCATTATCATCAAGGATGAACTGACCATATCCATTGCGTTTATACAATGGAATATTTTCGGCAGCTTTAACAGCGAATTTCACAACGAGATGAGCTGATCTAGCATTAGCTGGAAGCAAACGACAGAGATATGCTGTACCACCTGCCTGCAATACCTGCTCAGCGTTGAGGTTCTGCTGTCCATACTGATTTATATCTGCAAAGTCATCACCATATTTAGTGAGAACAGTATTTAAACTATTCTCTTCACTGATGACGTTGTCTTTACCGTCAGAAGTGAAAACAGGGTGGAGAGAAGGCAAGATATTAAGTGTAGCAGCAGCGTTTTCAACAGTTCTAATAGAATTGTCTCTCAGAGTAATACTCTGAACACCAAAACCACTATCTTCAATAGCCATGTTGGATTCCTCCTACGTAGGATAAAAATAAAATTGAATATTCAATTATCACCCAATATACCTTAACAAGATACACTAGTGTAATATGCACCATTAAATATATTAATATGTTAAAAATTACAGTCTTCTAACTACTTATTTCTATTATAACACAAAAATATACTAAAATTTTAGGGAGAATAAAGTTAAAATGAAAAAGTCAATGTTTATATTATTGATATCGTTATTATCAATAATTCCTCTCTGGTCTAAAGAAAATTATAAGTACTCCTATGAACAAACATATGCATATTCTTTAGGTGAACTCAATACTAAATATACTCAGTATGAACTTGAAGAGAATTTCTATAAAGAAAGAATTCCTGCGGAGTATAGTGATGCTTTCTTGTATTATACAAGAAAATTTCCTCAAATCAGAAAGTCTTTTTATTGTTTGATGGTCCATGAAAGCAGTAATTTTACTGCTTTTGTGCATAAAAACAAAGATGGATCTATTGATTATGGTCCTAGTCAGTTAAATTCAAATAATATTAAAAATGCTACATTTAGAAAGTATTATGATCCGAAAGATGAATCTCATATTACTAGTAGATATTGTTTCTATATGGTAATGACTATTAATTTCTATTACGATTTGGTTTGTAAATATGGTGAGGAATATGCTTTCTTTGCATATAATGGTGGAGAAAGATGTGTTAAACTTATTAAAAATAATATAAAAGACTCTCGATATGAGAGCCTTTTGACTGCAGTAAAAACTTATGATTCAGCTGTTAGAAGGATCATTAAAACTACTGAACCTGAACTAACAGCTTTTGTAAATGATTACAAAACTAGAAAAGCTGTAGAAATGGCTATAAATATCATCACTAAACAAAATAGCGATGAAATGAAACCATTTTTATACGGTCAATATATCATAGAGTCTTGGTACAATAGATTCCTTTATGTCAGAAGAGAGGATCTTGCCTATCTTGAGCTTGAAGAAATCGGAATCATAAGTTATCCTTCCATTGGTACTCTCAGTATAGAGACAGCTTAAAACAATATTTCCTGGTGATCCAAGAAGTGCTAAATCATAATACATTTCTGGGAATATACAGTATTCAGCTACATAGTCTAGATATTCTGAAATCATAGACATTGTAATTTCTGAATTATTCTTGTATTTCTCTCTAAAGTATTTGAAAGAAACTTCTTGGAAATTAGGAATATCATCTTGATAATCAACATCGACTTTCTGTAAGCCATCAATATAGTCTACAAAATAGTCTACAAAGTGTGTTACAAATACAGTATAAGTATACCAAGAAAGTCTGATATCATTATCATAAATATTCATGCCAAAAGTTTTATAGAAAATATACTTAAGACCATCTGTAAAAGATGAAAGCAAGTTTTTATCAGTTTCTGTTAATCTATCATCAATCATGATTGAAAGATTATGAAGTTCTTCTTCATTGTCGACTCTTAATTCATTTGTAATATATTTAAGAATGATATCATCTGGTTCAAGTTCAGGCTGCAATGTTGCAGTCTGAATTTCTATTTTTTGTAAATATTCCGAGCAAATTTCAATTAATTTCTGAACTAAATCATTATTATCTGTTCTTTCTTGTTCATATTCCTCATATTCATCAGCCATTTTACTTTATTCTCCTATTTATAAGATATATTTCTTTGTTTTTCCTTTCTTTTCTAAAAATCATATAAAATATAAATATCATTATATTTATAGGAGCAGTTTATGAAAACTGATAACAGGATTAGTAAAGACGTTTACTATCTTAATATTGCAAGACAAGTTGCTATGAGAGGAACTTGTTTGAGAAGAAATTATGGTGCAGTTATCGTTAAAAATGATAAGATCGTATCTACAGGATATACTGGTGCACCAAGAGGAAGAGCTAATTGTAACTGGATAGGAAGATGTATCCGTATGGAGAAAAACGTTCCATCTGGTGAAAGATATGAACTTTGTAGATCAGTTCATGTTGAAATGAATGCTATTATTTCGGCATCAAGTGAAGAATTGAAAGATTCAACGCTTTATCTTTATGGTTGGGATGTTGAGCATAATTGTGAAAAAATTGGACCTAAACCATGCACATTATGTGAAAGAATGATAATTAATGCTGAAATTAAAAATGTAGTAACATTTGATCCTGATGATAAAGAAGGATATGGAAAAGAAAATGTTAATCGTGAGGTTATTGTAACTCCTGTTGGTGATTATATAACTAATGATCCTTCTTATAAAGATCTTAATGTATGGAAAACTAAAGACGGATTACTTTGTCATGTAACTGATGAATCTAATGGTTTTGATCCTATAAAATAGTTTTTTATTAATAAAAATCCAGGATCTATTCCTGGATTTTATATTTTTATTTTTCAAAATAATTATATGATACAGTATAATACTAAAAATAAATCGTTTTTAAAGATGCATTATATATTAAAAGAAATGGGAATTTCTAATAATGCATTTTTTCTTTATCTATATGATGAATCATTAGCCGATATTGATCCATTGGATGAAGATCATTTAACTTTAGCTCAAAAAACTGCTGTACATTTAGAGATAAAAAAGAATCCATGGTATTTTTTCCGAGAGATTATAAAAATTCCTATGACTGATGTAAAACTCGACTTTGAATTAACTAGAGCAACTCTAGCTATTCTTTGGTCATTATTAAATGATTTACATTCATACATAGTTATTCCTCGTCAGTGTTATAAATCATACACTGTAGCATGTTTCTATGCTTGGTTGATTTACTGGGGTTCTAAAAACTTCTCAGCAGCATTTTTTGCCCAAAACGATACCCTCGTAACACAGAATCTTTCACGTGTTAAGGATATTCGTGAATCTTTACCAAAATATTTGAATTTAAAGACAAATGCAGATACAGATAATATGCATAGTATTGTCTATAGAACTCCAGATTATACCAATACTGTAACTACACGTGCCCCAGGTATGAATGAAGATACAGCCAACAACGTTGGTCGTGGTGCCTCTACAATGGGTCAGTGGTATGATGAGTTTGCATTTATTCCTTATATTTGGGTTCAATATGGTGCTGCTATTCCTGCTTATTCAACTGTTGCTAAAGCTGCTGAAAGAAATGGTTCTCATCATCATATTATTATTACAACAACTGCTGGAAATAAGAAATCTAAAACAGGTGGATGGGCATATGACTTTTTCCAATCTTGTGCACCATTTACCGAACATCTGTACGATAAAGTAACTAAAGACTCTTATGGAAATATTATTTCTATAAATAAAGCAGAAGTACTTGATTATATTTCAAATAACTGTCATGGACAGGAATTCTTAAAGATTGAATTTCAATGGTATGAACTAAGTAAACCTGTTACATATCTTGATGAAATGAGAAAACTCATGCCTGGTCTTGATGAGTTTGCACGTGGTGTATTGAATCAATGGACTGATTCTAATGCGGATCATCCTCTTGGTCAAGAACGTGTAGAAGCTTTAATGAAAACCGGTATTGATCCAGTTAAGATAATGATGATTGATAAGATTTATGTAGGTAAATTTTATCGAGATCCTAATGAATGTAAAGCACAATCACATCATATTATATTTGCAATGGATTGTTCTGGTAATACTAGACGAGACTATTCTACTCTTGTAGGTGTAGATGTGACTAATTCTGAAGTTGTATTTACTATGCGAGTTAATGGCTATTCTGTTAATAGATTTGCTAGAGCTGTAGCATATATTCTTCTTTATCTTTTCCCTAGATCAACTCTTCTTGGAGAGCGTAACTATATTGGTGTTGCTATTCTTGAAACTATTGCTGAACTTGTTGGTCAAAGAAGACTTTATAAAGATGAAAAAGATGATGGATTAGGAGTAATGCTTCTTCATAAATTACGTAATATTATGTATGGAGATGTATTACGTGTATCTGTATTTGAATTAGGTCAATATATACATGATAAAACTATTATTGATGAAATAGCTGGCTTGATTACAACAAAAGATGGACGAATCGACCATAAACAATCAGGCGGACATGATGACTTACTTATCAGTTATTTGTATTGTAGATGGTTTATTATGTTCTGTAAATCTAAGAAAAAGTATATTGATGAAATATATTTCAATTCTAGATTGGATGGAACTAGTATGTCTTCTATAGAGGATGAAGCTGGTTATAGTTCTGATGCTGCTAAGATGGATTATGTATATAATACTAATGGAGGATTTAAACAGATGATGGAAAGAAAAATGAGAGATAATTTCATGAGTAATGATCATGTAATAGAACAAATGAAGAAAACTATAGATTCTTTACCTGGTGTAGGAACTGGAAACTTCGGTGCTGAAGATTATATCTCAAGTTATGATGAATCTGGTAAACTTGGTAAAGGTGATGTTTCAATTGATCAGATTGCTGAAGAATACTTTGGTAAAGCTCACGAATATGGAAAGAAAGATGAAAAAGGTGTAGATAACTTTGATAATGATGATCCTGAAAAAGTTGCTAAGGAGACTGAAGAGATTAGAGATAAATCTCATGATCCTAAACAACAATTCAGATTAAGCTTCGCTTTCCAATAAAAAAATAAATACAGTAGTGGGATATTCTCCCACTACTGTATATCTGACTTTTATATAAGACTCACATTGTTTTCATATTAAACAATTTATTCATAAAGATAATAAATCATAAGAAAATGAATGTTATTTAAACATTAGAGTTTCCAATGATCCTCAGAGATAATGAAATTATCTTAATAGTCAATGATATAACTTCCAGGATTCATAGGATCTTCTCTAGCTACAGTAGAAGATCGAATAAGTTTCGATGCTTCTTTTCGAGATAATGGTCTAACTTGACCATCAAATACTCTATCGTCTGTTCTAGCATACTTTCTGACAGATGGTTTTTCATCTTCTTCAAATAAGTCTAAAACATTACGAACTACTTTAGCTGCTGGTTTTATAACATTTTTGTAAGTGTAGAAAAGAATTATTCCGCCAACTACAATGTATGTTAAAACCTTAGCATTAGAAGATTTGTTATTTTTATTGTTTTTATTTCCATAAGATGAATTGTTTACTCTTGTATAATTTGTATTATATCCTTTCTTTTCAGAATCTCTAAACATTCGATTGAACATTTCTGCTGAGTTATATTCGTTCATTATCTCCCACATTGGTCATTGTTTTTGTTGTTATCGCTTGAGATGTTTTAAATCCCACACCGATTAAGTGCATCAGCGAAAGAGAATTTATTGATATGGGAATTTCCCAATGACCAAGAACTACCGCCAGCTCTCAACCCTGTAATAATAAAAGAACCTTTTTCATCAGGTTTCTTATTACCACGTTTTTCAGTTGAGGTTGGTTGTTTCATTTTGAAAATTCTCTTAATGAAAGTCATGACCGGCCTCCTTGTTAAAATTTTATAGAAAAATGGTAGCCTGTATAAAACTTACACAGAACTACCATTGGTTCTTTGGTCAAATATATAATATATATTTGATTTTAATTTTTAACTCAGATTAATTTTAGCTATTTTCTAGACTAATTAGTCCTGACTTTACAAAATTTTCATAAATTGTAGTATTAAGTTGCTTAATAGTTCCCATAGTTGGTTCACGAGATTTATATTCAGGTTCAGAATCTCTATTACCATCTCTTACTATAATAGGATGGAACAAATCAGTAATTTCAGGAGTATTGTAAGATGTAATAATTTGAGTATTCCATCTTCCTGTATTGAATTCCATTTTATCTTTAGAATTTCTAAGAATAAATCTTATTCCATCGATTATACCTTCATTCATTCCTCTGTTTTTATCAGTCTTAAATGCGAAGTATTTTTCACACAAGCTAATCATAGAACCAATATAGTTACACATGAATGAAGAGTATCTATCACCAATAATATTATTATAATTTCCAATTGAAATAATTGTACTGACAGGATTCAAATAAGAAGAAGTAAGATAAGAAATAGAATCTTTCAAAATACGCTTAAACAGATCATTTACTTTATACTTCAGTCTATTAGTGATTTCAGAAAGCTTAGAATCATCAGAAGTATCAATATCTCTAAGACTAAGAGTAAGATTACCATAAATATTGATAATCATTCCAAGGAGAATATAGAAATGATGAATACTTCTATTATACTTCTTAGCAATAAGTTCTCCATTCAAACCAGATTTTTCTTTACTAACTAACCAAGAGTATTTGCCATTGTCAAGACTTACTATTCTGGCTTCGACAGTTGTAAAGAGATTTGAAAAGAAATCTTTAATAAAATAGTCATCTAATCCATTTATATGAGTAATAGATTCGTTCTTATCATATTCAGAAGTAGAAATAACATCATCCCAAGCATTTACAGATAATGTATCTTCATTGATCATTGAGAATGCTCTAGCATATATGACATAGAGTAATTTAGACAACTGTGCTTTATTATCTGTATCATTTGCAATATCATTGATGATATAAAGCATATTTTCAGGTTTAATAATTGTAGCATTATATTCTTTAATACAAGATTTGATAGCATCTTTTACAAGTTTATCAAAATTAAGTTTAGTAGAATCAGAAAGACAATATTTAACCTTTGAAATGATATTAGCAACTTCTGGATCAGATTTCAGCAGTGTATCATAGTAATCTTCAGAAAGTGTCAAGAACTTGTTAAATGTATTAAATACTTTATGAACATTTGTGAATAAGAAAAGTGAAATAGCATTAGCTGCTTTCTCATGAATCTTTTTCTTCATCATAAACGGATCATTGAGTACATTATTAACAAATTCCTGTCTGTTTTCTGATTTGTTTACACCAGAATTCCACTTTACAGCAGAAAGAATAGAGTTACAAACAGATTCAAAATCAATGTAAACATTGTATCCTACAATAGGAACAGCATTCTTGATAGTATCATTATTATCAAATAAAACATTGATAAGGTATGGTACAATCTGGATAGAAACATCTTCTCCAAGATATTTATCAAGAGATTTCATATTTACAAGATCAAATGGATTATTCTGAATATCAAGATTAATAAGAGGACCTTCTTCATAATATCCTGAAGATGTAGAAGTAATCTCTTTTCTAAGAGCTGCTACAACGTTTACATATTCATCAGGATTAAGTTTAGCATAAGGTGATTCTCCTCTACTAAATCCTCTAAATCTACCCAAGAACTGAGAAAATTCAGGAAGATGTCCATCAAATTCACTTACATAAGGTTTATCATCATCTGGACTATAAGTTCCTTTGATATCAGTATAAGGAAGAATAAAATCTGTTCCGAATGTAGAAATCCATTCATTTGTTTTACCTTCCATATATTCTTTCCATTTCTTTTCATCAATATGTGGCTTGAGATCAAGGAATCTCTTATAAGTATCATAAATGAAACCAGCAGCTACTTCATAAATATGGTAAATAGCTTCTACTGAGTAGTTATAGAATTCATGAATAGCTTTAGGATAAACATCCATATTTATACCTTTAGCTATTAAATCTACATTTCCTACTTCAATATTTCCTTCACGATCTCTCCAATTGAGCTGTACAGAATTATCTTTATTAGATGTATATTGACTTTCAAAATAAGAGCCTCTTTTAATATTAGCTCCTAATTTAGAAATCAAATTATCTTTAAATTCTGTTCTTTTCCAATTAGATGAAATAGCTTTCTCAGCAAACATATTTCCATTCATCAGCTCATTAAGTTCAGCATTACCTGTTTCAACATGAGTTTTATCCTGAACAGAAGAAGTGTCTTCACTAACAACAGCTACATCTTCAGCTTCGTCTATCATTTTTTGTTCTCCTTAACAGTATTTTTAGGTTTTGGAGTTGTTTTTATTACAAATCCTTTCTTCCCATTATTTATTTGAGAGGAAAAAAGATTATTTATCACTATTTTAGAAGTATTCATATACTTAAATCCTCCGTTTATATAATAATGTTTTCAGATATATATTATATATATGGAGGTAACAATTATGATTGTTATTGATAAAAGAGAAATCGGAAATAAAGAATACCGATTAGGATGGAAAAACACAAATCAATACTCCATCCAGACATCTATGAAAGGCTCTAATAAGATAGTATCTAGTAGAGCTATAGATGATGTAATTACAGCTCAGGCTCTATGGAATAGAGTTAAAAATATAGCTGCTAAAGCTGAAAAAGCAAAATATATGGGAGGAAAATAACAATGAAAGAAACAAAAGGAAAAATGAGTCTTTGGTTGAATGGTATCGATCTTCTTCAGAGATTCTATCTTGGATACCACACAAATAAAGAGATGTTGAAAGGATATAGAGAGGATGCAAGATTTTACATCACGAGTCTCATAACTGCTATATTCGTAATCTTTTCTACATCGTTTGCATCATTTGGTTATATTCATGCTCATGGGCTGGATTTCAGTTCATTATTCTATGTCTCTACAACATTAGGAATGTGTTTCTGTATCTACTTCTGTTTATCAATCTGGAAAAAGGGTATTACTTTTAAAACAAAAAAACTTTATAAAAATAAGTTTTATAAGATTATGACAGAAATAGATTCTATTCCGATCTTTGGTAAAGAACAGTACTATGATGCATTCTTAATTAATCTATTCTTCACAACTCTGATCTGTATTCTCTATCCTGAGAAACTTGATAATAGAAAATCTTCAAATTCTCATGAGAAAGATATGGTTACAAGTCTTTACAATATTCGAAGACCTTCTATAACCAGAATGATCTCAGTATTTGAAAATCCGAAACTTCCACTCACAGTTTCTACTCATAATTCTTGGTATAATTTTACTAGTAAATATCACCAGAATATTATGAACTTCTTTAAAGAACTTAATGAAACTGATGATATTGAAAGTATTCGCGATCAGAAGACTTTAACAAGAGAAGATATGATGGTATTGAACTCACCTTTCTGCTATCAGGCTATGAAAGATATTCATTACAACGTGCTTCCAGAATTTGAAGAAAGATTGAGAGCTAAAGTTGAAGAATATGGAAATAATTCTGTATTCAGAAATCTTCTTAGTGTTTATGAATCTTCTATCAAGAATACATCTACAATAGTAGATGATTATGATGAAGAAGAATTTAATGAAATTAAGAACGAGGTAGAAAATGGAAGAAAATAAAGAAAACACTACAAATATCTTAGAAGAATTGGATAAGAAACTTGGAGGTTATGAGTCTAAAGTTTCTAAGGTTCCTTATATTTGTGGATTGATTGCTAGGATCATTGGAATTATTGGATATTCTATTGGTGGTTATAAACTTATCTGTTTGATAGTTCCGATCGATATTGAAATATATCTTGGTATTCTGTTTCCATTTGTTATGGGATATCTCATAACATGTTTTGGAAAACAGTTTGATTGGTACTATAGGATTACGAAGAACCCTTTAGCATCAATAGAATCAAACTGGGGTGGTTTTTAAGTAAATCGCAAATTTTATAAAAAGAGGTCAAAACTGACCTCTTTTATTTTTATTTCGAAGGAGATTATTTATTATGTCAGAAGATAATACACTTAGATTTCAGCAGTTGCTGAATATTAAAACTATTGAAATAAGGGATAAATTCATAGTTTATAATTCTATGCTCAATAATATGTTGGAAGAGGTAAACTTTGATATTTTTAAAGATAAACTCATTTCAAAAAACTTTGGAAAGAGATGCTATTATTTTATTACATGATATTCCTAAGATATTTGAGGATAAAGATGGAGATCGTGTAGGAAAATTAGTTATCGATGAACAAGTTCTTGATCAATTCTACTACCTTACTGATTATATCGAAAAAGAATATTGTTCAAGATTTCAAGTTCATAATCCTGGTACTGATCTACATATAGTTTTGGATAGATCTACAAGTATTAAAGGTATTGGTGACAATAGTGTCAAATTAAACCCTATGATCCTTTCTAATTTTCTTGGTAATAGATTAATCCTTACATATATCAATAAGAGACTTCTTGCTGAATCTGGTCTTTGGATAAAAAGTATAATGGCTTTACCACATGATATTAATGAATATGAGAAGAAAGAAGATACAACTAAATTACATTTTGATTTCCAAATTGGATATAATAAGAATGTAATAGGTTTATCTAGAAGTTGCAAAAAGACATCTAAACGATGTAAAAATCAATCAGATGTAGATTTCCAGCATCTTGAAGAAATTGGAAAAGCTTTACATTTGATTAAAACCGAAAATATTTTTGATGATTTTGATTATTCGAATAAAGCAACTGGTATAATAAACACTATTAATGAAAATCATAAACGATATTTCTATGATAAAGATCCAAATAAGATGATTGGTCGTTTGGAATACTTAGATTATACTGCTTTTCCTGAAATTGTAAAGATTTTAAATCATAAATTTTTAAATCTAAATCTTACTGTTGAAAAATACAAAGATTTAATTCGTTTATGTTTAGAATCAATATACAAATTCTATAAAGATAATGATTTTAGTATTCAGATCATTCCTGTAAATGAACTTGAACAAAGAGTTTATGATTGGATATTCAATGATCTTTTAACCCTTGATTACATTTGTATTAAATTACATTATGATCATAATATCAAAATCAAAGATATTGTAAGATCAACGTGTCTTAATATTAAAGAAGGTTATCATACTTATTGTGTTAGATACAACTTTGAAAGAAGTGAAACTTTCTTTAGACTTTAAATCAAAATAAAAAGAAGGGGATTTCTCCCCTTCTTTTTTTTTAACAAAAATCTAAGCTAATAAATTAGCCAGCGATTGTTGTCATTTCGTATCCTGTACGACCATTAGACATCTGCTGATCGAAGTTGTTGATGATGTTACCCTGTTCATCCATTACACCGTTAAGTGCAAGCTGAACAGCACCAGCAGCAAAGTGACCACGGAACTCACGACCACCAACGATGATGGCTGTGCGGTTAGGATTGTCTGCATCGATAGCAGTGAACATACGGATAGCATGTGGATAGTATACCAAGAAAGGATACTCCATAGAGAATGTACGGATTGCTCCGAACAGGTTGCTACCGCGATCACGCCAACGAGCGTCGTTATTGGCAATAATACGAACTGCACGACCGAGAGAATCGGTATATGCACACTTATCGTAAACAGAGAAACCATAGTTCTCGTTTGCAGCTCCACCCTCTTTGTTATCAAGAGCAACAGCAGCATTCTCGTACTTGATTTCAGGGAATTCTGTTACTACAGCATCGTAACCCATGAAAATCCATTCACGTTTTACAGAAGCAGGAACGTTAAGATCTGTCTCAGCAGTAGCAAGTACTTTGTTGAGATATGTCTTAAGACCTTCTTTGTAATCCTGGAGATGGAGACCAGGGAGGAAGCGGTTGATTGTGAATGACAAGTTATTATTGATGAATCCACCAAGTTTACGAGTCAATTCAAATGAATCCAAATCAACACCGTCATCAAGAACGTCATTGATAAGGAAGTCTTCAGCTTCCATTGCACGGTTGAGAACAGTCCACTGGAGGTTCTTATCAGTAGCATATGCAGCATACTGAATGTTGTTGTTAGAACCAATGCGGAAGTTATCTGCCATGTATTCATTCAAAGAAACCTTTGAATAGTTACGATATTCACATTCACGAATGAACTGGTATTTATCAATACCTACAGTCGGAATGTTTGTAAGTTCGTTGGCAATGTTAGAAACTTTACCATTGAACTGAAGTCCCTTGATGAGAGCATTCTCAGCAGCTGAGTTTCCACCAGTTACGAAGAGAGTGAAATCACCATTGTCCAGGTTAAGCTGAAGAACCAGCTGTACAAGGATAGGACCAGAAGCACCTACAACGTCTTTAAGAGAGAATGAACTCTTGAAAATACGTGTGTTTGTAGATGTAGCTCCAGGAAGACCAGTGCCAGTTGAAATATCATAGTTAAGGTGAATACGTTTTACAACGTCTTTAGCACCATTTGTATATTTTACAGCTGTAATCTTCTGCGCGGATATAG